GATAGTGCCCAGGCTGTTAAGAAAGCCAATGAACAATACAAAAAATCCATCGTAGAGCTAGACGAAAAGACCAAAAAGAATACCGAAGAGAAGCAAAAGAACACAGAGTCTACTAAGAAAGCTACCAAAGCCACTGAAAAATACGCAGTAACTTTGGGTTTAGCAACAAGGTCGATAACAAGTTTTGCAACAGGCTTGTTAGGCCTGGCCGGTCAGTTTTTTGACAGCGGTGATAGCTTACAAGATTTCACTCAACACATTCCTATATTTGGATCAGCATTGTCGGTGTTGGCCGGGTACATCGATCAGTCGTTTGCGTCGTTCCAACAATTAGTAATGTCTGGTGCAGCATTTAACAACAGTCTTAGTGAAATACGGTTAACGGCAGCAGCAGCAAGGGTTCCTTTGGAAGACTTTACTGCACTAATCGTAAGAAATACTGACAAGCTAGCAGCCCTAGGCGGCACTGTTACCAACGGTGCAAAGCAAATGGTAGGGCTAACTAATCAGCTAGGCGATCAGCAACAGCGTTTGCTATCTATGGGTTTCAGCTTTGAAGAAATTAACGAAGCTATGGTAGACTACGCTTACTTAACACGATCGCAGGGCAGACTTGAGTCTCGTAACCAAAGAGAGGTAGCTAACCGAGCTGCTGAATATGCCGCATCACTTCAAACTTTGTCAAAACTAACTGGTGAATCAGTTGATACATTAAAGGACAAGCAACAAGCAGAACAAAACGACTTGGCCTACCAGATGGCACTATCGAAGATGGATCCTAAAGAAGCTGCCAAGACACAACAAGGTATGCTAGAAGCAGCAGCTCAAGGACCAGCGGCTGTTGCAAGATTCAAAGAAATGGTTCTCGGTATGCCTCCGATGACAGAGGAAACTCGATTGTTTGCTGCGGTGCTGTCGTCGACTAACGATAAGCTCCGTGACTTGTACGATGCTACTCAGAATGCAGCGGTATCAGAAGAAGAGTTCGCAGCCGGCATGACCGATCGTATGACTAACTCAATGATGACCTTGTTAGACGAATCGGATAATTTGTACGAAATACTAAAATTTGGTTCAGCAAGTATGGAAGGCGTGCCGGGCATGATGAATAAAATGCTTAGTGATACTGGCATAAACCTTGCACAGTTTATGCGCGCTACTAGAAAAGAGCAAGAAGAAATGATAAGAGAGTATGCAGAGGCTGCCCAAACAGAAACAGATGCTCGAAGTGGCTCTACAAGTATGATGGCTAAATTCAAGCAAACTGTTGCTAATGTGAGATCAGCATTGATCACAGCATTTGAAACCAGCGGTATACTTGAAACATTTACTGAAGGCATGACGGCATTATTAGATGTTGTTAACACACCAGAGGTTTGGGAAAAAGTAAACCACTATTTACAATCTTTCTCGAGCGGGCTTAGTGATTTCTTAGAAAAGTTTAGAGAAAACCCAGTTCAAGCAATAAAAGACAAGTTCCTAGAAATGGTTAGTGACCTGTGGAACACTACAATTAAGTTTATAAAAGATAAAGGTCCTTCAATTGAAGCAAAAATTAAAGAATATGTGCCAATAATACTGACATCAATCAAAGATACACTGGTTAGCGGGATAAAGTCACTATGGGATAATCCTTTAGTAGTAGGAGCACTCGTCGGCGGCGTTGCAACACTGTTAGGCGCAAAGATGTTGTCTGGCAGAGGCACCGGCGGCGGAGGCGGTGGCGGTGGCGGTGGTGGCGGCTCCGGCGGAGTTAGAAGCGGCCTTGGCGGCTTACTTGGTGGATTAACTGGCGGATTACTTACTGGTATAGCAGACGGACTAGCTGCGTTTGCACAACCTGGAATAGTAATCGGCGCAGGCAAATTAGCTCTTGCTATAACTGCTATTGCAACAGGTATAGGCGCTGGCGCGTTCATTATTGGAAAGACGTTGCCTACGTTTGCAAAAGGGTTAGAATCTTTTGAAGACATCGACGGTGAAAAACTGAAAGCAGTCGGCGAAGGTATGCTTCTGCTAGGCGGCGGCCTAGCAGCTATGGGAGCAGGCGAAGTAGTTGGTTTCTTCGGCAAGATAGCCGGTCTAGCAGGCAAAGGCTGGGATTTGATTACTGGCGCTGACTCGCCTATAGAGAAACTTCAAAAGTTTGCTGACCAAAAGATCACAGAAGATCAGGTTGCACAGATTGAATTAAACACAAGAGCAATGAAAGCCTACGCTACAGGGATGGCAGCATTTGGTTCCGGGACAGCGACATCCGGTGTAGGATCCATCCTCCAAGGTATTGGAAGTTGGCTTAACGAAGGCGGCCCACTTGACAAATTAAAAGAATTTGCTAACCAAAAGTTCACTTTCACTCAAGTTGAACAGATTAACAACAACGTATTAGCTTTGAAAGCGTATGCATCTGGCATGTCAGCAGTTGGAAATATTGTGTCTCCAGGTGTTATGGAATCAATATCCGAGTCTATGTCAGGTTGGTTCTCTGACTCTCCATTAGAACAATTACAAGAGTTTGCTGACGAAAATATTAACATCACAGGATTAAGAGATAACTTGCAGGCAGTTGAAGACTTCCAAACAGTGTATGGTGGAATGTCCGGCAGTGGCGGCGCTACGAGAGGCGGAATCAAAAAACTTGATATTGAAAATGTTTCAAAGTATGCCGAAGCTATTGACGAATTAACAGAAGCTCTTGAAAGAATGAATGACCAGTTGTCAAAAGATAACAACGGTTGGACTCCTGGCAAAGGTACGAACGCTGGTGATATCCTAGGCCAAACTAACAAGTCTAATTCAGAGAATGACGTAAATACAAGAGACATATTAAGGATTCTTGAGGAAATACGAGAAAACACCAGGAAGTCATACAGAGCAATCGACGAATTAGGAAACGTAAACTAACATGAGCTGGAAAAAACATTTTACACCAGTGCCGACTGGAAATAACAGTACCGGCAGCTTCTCGCCACTTGGTGGCCAGACCGGATCAATGCCAGGCCCAGCTACGAGGAATTACACTTCACACCTTCCAGACGTGTATACTGGTAGTCCGAATCGCATTGAAAGATACAACCAGTACAATACCATGGATCAAGACAGCGAGGTTAATGCTGCACTTGATATCCTTGCAGAATTTTGCACACAGGAAAACAGTCAGAACGGTACAAGTTTCCTAATTAATTTTAAACAAAATGCTAGCACCACTGAAACTACTGTACTTCAAAAATATCTACAACAGTGGTACAAACTAAACAAGTTAGACACAAGAATGTTTCGTGTCATCCGTAACACATTCAAGTACGGCGATCAGATTTTTGTTAGAGATCCTGAGACTAAGAAACTATTTCACGTAGACCCAAGTAACCTAACAAAAATTATTGTTAACGAAAGCGAAGGCAAAACTCCTGAACAGTATATTATTAAAGACTTCAACCTTAATTTTGGTGAACTAGTAGCAGCAGCGCCATTTCCACAAGAGGGGCATGTAGGCGATCACGCAACATCTTATAACAAAGGCGGAAGCGCACAAGGTTACCTGGCAGGTCAAGGCGCTAGCGGAAGTGCAGCCGGTACTAGATTTTCATTAGACCAAATGGAGATTGCAGTTGATGCAGACAACGTTGTTCACTTGTCGATGAGCGAAGGCTTAGACGTTAACTACCCATTTGGCAACAGCTTGCTTGAAACTATTTTCAAAGTATACAAGCAGAAAGAATTGCTTGAAGATGCTATTATTATCTATCGTGTACAGCGTGCACCAGAGCGTCGTGTGTTTTATGTTGACGTAGGTAACATGCCAAGTCACCTTGCTATGCAGTTTGTTGAGCGAGTAAAAACAGAAATTCACCAGCGCAGAATTCCAAGTACTACCGGCGGCGGCCAAAATGTTATTGACTCAAGCTACAACCCACTTTCAATCAACGAAGACTACTTCTTCCCGCAAACAGCAGAAGGTCGTGGATCTAAAGTTGAAACACTGCCTGGCGGCACAAACCTCGGCGAAATTGACGACTTGCGTTACTTTACTAACAAAATGGTACGCGCACTCCGTATTCCGAGCAGCTATCTTCCAACAGGTGCTGAGGACTCAAGCAGCCAGTACAATGATGGCAGAGTGGGCACTGCCTACATACAGGAGCTTCGCTTTAACACCTACTGTGAGCGTCTACAAGGGCTTCTAATTGAAGGATTTGACACCGAGTTCAAACGTTATTTGCTAGAAAAAGGTGTAAACATTGATACTTCAATGTTTGATCTAAAGTTCCAACCACCACAGAACTTTGCAGCATATCGTCAGAGTGAGATTGACAATGCTCGTATACCTACGTTTACTCAAATGTCAGCAATTCCTTTTATCTCCAATCGATTTGCACTAAAACGCTTCTTGGGCTTGAGCGAAGAAGAGATCGCAGAGAACGAGCGCTTGTGGAGAGAAGAAAACGAAGACGACTTCGAAGGCGATGCAGGAGATGCTGCTGATGAACTGCAAGGCGGCGGCGTAACAGGTGGCGGTATTGAAGGCGATCTTGACGGCATGGAAGACGAAGTCGAAGGCGGTGATAGTGAATTCGCAGGAGACGGCGAAGCTCCTGGATCAATTACAGATGAAGCGCCGGGCGGCGAAGGCGGAGCAAGTGGCGGCAGCGGAGATATCGGCGGCTCGATATAAATACACATATGATACTACGCGAACTTTTCTATTTTAACCCAGACACAGCTGAGCCCGAATCAGATGATTCGTATGAGCCAGAACACGACCAGTCACCTGTAAAAATGTCAGACACTAGAAACACTAGACTGACATTAGGCCAGCTTAATAGAATTAGAAAATCAAGCGAACTGCACAAAAAAGAACAGCAAAAAGACTTAGAACACGTTAAACAAATGTACGGCGGCACTGGAGAAGAAGAGGCTCTATAACATGCAAAAGGTTGCCTTTGTTTTAGGTAATGGCACAAGTCGCTCCTCAATCAGCATACTCCAATTAAGAAAAAACGGACCTATATACGCTTGCAATGCAGTGTATAGATCTGATGTAGTAGACTACCTCATAGCAGTTGATGCGAAAATGATTGCTGAGATTGCTAGCAGCAAATACCATTTAAGACATCCGGTCTGGACTAATTACCGAAAAGGGTTTTCACAGTTTGAAGGGTTGAATTTCATAGAACCGAGACTGGGGTGGAGTTCAGGCCCAACAGCACTTTACCTAGCTAGTCAACATAAAAAAGAACATATATACATACTAGGCTTTGACTATAAAGGTAACCATGACGGCAAGCATATTAACAACATCTACGCTGATACACCTAACTATAAGAAGTCAGAAGACAAAGCCACTTACTATGGTAACTGGTTAAAGCAAACTTGTCAAGTGATAAAAGATAACTCAGAAATTCAGTTTACACGCATTATCCAGCCTGATAATTACTGTCCACCCGAGCTAAATAACTTTGAGAACTTTAATACAATAACATTGGAAGAGTTCTGCAATCACCTACCACACGACCCGAAATATCAAAACGGCCCGTTTTGAGCGTCTTTATCTGCTATTTTAATGGTTCTTGTTAAATACAATTGACAGCCTTACCATAGGTACTATTTTTAACAGGAGAATATAAAATGGCAGATTTAAGTAAGTTTGAACAAATGCTAGAGCGGCTCATCAATGAAGACCGTGAAGGCGCACAAGATTTATTCCACGACATCGTAGTTGAGAAGTCACGCGGCATCTATGAGTCACTTCTAGAAAGCGATTGTGATGACGACGAAGACGACGAAGAGTACGAAAAAGAAGCATACGATAAGAAAAAGAAAAACAAGAAAGACGAAGAAGTTGACGAAGATTCAGACGAAGACGAAGACGAAGACGAAGACGAAACTAACGAAGACTTTAACCTAGACGAATTTGAAATCGAAGGCGACGACGACATGATGGGCGGCGATCCAACTGACGACATGATGGGCGACCTAGAAGGTGGCGATGATGAAGAAGGTGAAATGGGCTTTGACATGGGCGGCGAAGAAGGCGAAGGCGATGTAGAAGATCGCGTAGTAGACCTTGAAGACGCACTTGACGAATTGAAAGCTGAGTTTGACAAAATGATGGGCGGCGAAGACGATATGGGCTACGAGCCAGGCGACGATGACGACCAGCAGGATATGGGCGACGACGAAGAAGGCGAAGACGATATGGACTTCGGCGACGACGGCGAAGAAGAGGAAGATGAAAGTTTCCAATTCGAAGCTAAGAAAGATGACAAGAAAGACGCTAAGAAAGACGCTAAGAAAGACGCTAAGAAAAAGTCTTCAGGCGAAGAAATGCGTGAATACGTAGAGAAAGTACAGGGCGGCGACCTTGGCTCAAAGATTGGTGGCGACAACGGCACTAACACTAAGTCAACTGTAGCGAGTCCTAACAAAATGGGAACCGGCACCACTCAAAACATCGCACGCGGTGATACAAATGATGGCGGCGAACATGCTGGTCTAGGCGACCTGAATGCTAAAGACCAAGACGCTGGAAACATCAATAAGCCAGGCGGCAAAGCAAGTAAAGCTCAGAAGCCTATGTCTAAAGGACACGGCACAGAGAAGAAAGGTTCAGGTGAATCTGGAGCTTACTCTAAGCCAATTATTGGTAGCAGCAAGAAGAAGTAATAGGGACGTTTGATGAGAACTTTACAAGAGAATTTGACGTTTGACCAGGCGAATATGGTTATTGAGTCTGCTAATGAAGGCAAAGATCTTTATATGAAAGGTGTTTGTATTCAAGGTGGTGTACGCAATGCGAACCAACGTGTATATCCTGTAAACGAAATTGGCAGGGCTGTCAAAACTCTCAATGATCAGATCACCGGAGGCTATTCAGTTCTTGGAGAAGTTGATCATCCAGAAGGTCTTAATATCAACCTAGACCGTGTAAGTCATATGATCACAGAAATGTGGATGGATGGCCCAAACGGATACGGGAAGCTAAAAATATTACCGACACCTATGGGGAACCTAGTAAAGACGATGCTTGAAGCAGGCGTTAAGCTAGGTGTCTCTTCTAGGGGTTCAGGTAACGTGTCAGAAGACGGTAGTAATTCAGTTTCAGACTTTGAAATTATTACTGTCGACTGTGTAGCACAACCAAGCGCACCAGGTGCTTACCCAACTGCAATCTATGAACACATGATGAACACAAGAGGCGGTATGAAAGCATACGAGTTAGCTGAAGCTACTAAGCACGATCCAAAAGCACAGAAATATCTAAAAGAGAGCTTATTGAATATCATAAGCGGGCTCCGATAAGCGAGGAGAATAATATGTTGGACGCATTAAAATCACTCTTCGAGAGCAACGCAGTATCGGAAGAAGTGAAAGCAGAACTACAAGAAGCTTGGGACACGAAGATTAAAGAAAATCGTCAACAAGTTACTGCTGAGCTTCGTGAAGAGTTTGCACAGAAGTATGAGCACGACAAGCAGACAATGGTTGAGGCCATTGACGAAATGTTGAGCGAAAGACTTGCTGAAGAAATTACTGAGTTTGCAGAAGACCGCAAGCAACTAGCTGAAGCTAAGGCAAAGTACCACAGAGCAATGCGTGAAAACGCAAAGCAACTGAAAGGTTTTGTTATGCAGCAGCTAAAATCAGAAATTAACGAACTACACGAAGACAAGAAGGCACAAGCTACTAAGATGGCTAAGCTGGAAGAATTTGTAGTTGATGCTCTTGCACACGAAATTGCAGAGTTCTATGAAGACAAGAAAGATCTAGCTGAGACTAAGGTACGCCTAGTCCGTGAAGCAAAGACACACTTCGGTAAGGTTAAGAAAGACTTTATTGAAAGAAGTGCTAAAGCAGTATCAGAAACTGTTGACGGAGCCCTACGCGGCGAAATTGGTCAGCTGAAAGAAGATATTGAAGAAGCACGCAGAAACGACTTCGGTCGTAAGATGTTTGAAGCATTTGCTTCAGAGTATTCAAACAGCTACCTAAACGAAAAGAGTGAAAGTGCAAAGTTGATGAAAGTCATCCGCGCAAAAGAAGCTCAACTTTCCGAGGCGAAGGCATTTGCTGCTAAGGCAAAAAACCTTGCTGAAGCTCGTAACAATGAGTATCAGAAGTTGCAAGAATCGACGCGCAGACAGAAAATTATGTCAGAACTTACTAGTCCTTTGAATAGAGACCAAAGAGAGATTATGACTGATTTGTTAGAATCTGTGCAAACCGATAGACTTCAAAAGTCTTTTGAGAAGTATCTACCTAACGTAATTGATGGCAATAAGCCGGCATCACGCAAAGCGGTACTATCAGAAGGTAAAGAAGTCACAGGCGATAAGAAACACCCGAAAAATATGACACAACAAGCAGACGAATCAAATGTACTTGAATTACGCCGTCTAGCTGGATTAAACTAAGGAGAATATGATGTCAGAACTACTAGAATCACGCTGGCAGGATACCAAAACTGCTCTTCTTGAAGGCCTAGATGGTAACAAGAAGTCAGTAATGGCTGCTACATTAGAAAACACACGCAAGCACTTGTCAGAGAGTGCAACAGCAGGCGCAACATCAGCTGGTAACGTAGCTACACTTAACCGTGTAATCCTACCTGTTATCAGACGTGTAATGCCTACAGTTATTGCTAACGAGCTAGTTGGTGTTCAGCCAATGACTGGCCCTGTTGGCCAGATTCACACACTTCGTGTACGTTACGCTGATGGCGACAACGGCGCAAGTGCAGGTGAAGAGGCTCTAAGCCCATTCAAGATTGCTGAGGCGTACTCAGGTGCACCGGGCAGCAACAAAGCTCCAGCAGCAACATCTTCACTAGAAGGTAACGCTGGTAACAGAATGAGCATCCAGATCTTGAAGCAAACTGTTGAAGCTAAGTCACGCAAGCTAAGCGCTCGCTGGACCTTTGAAGGTGCACAAGATGCACAGTCAATGCACGGCATCGATATCGAAGCAGAGATCATGGCTGCACTGGCACAAGAAATTACTGCTGAAATCGACCAAGAAGTACTTAGTAGCCTAGAAAACCTTGCTGGCGCAGCTAGCGAGACATATGACCAGGCTGCTGTTAGTGGTACTGCTACTTTCGTAGGTGACGAGCACGCTGCACTAGCTGTTCAGATCAACCGCGTAAGTAACTTGATTGCTCAGCGTACACGTCGTGGCGCAGGTAACTGGGCTGTTGTTAGTCCTTTTGCACTAACCATCCTGCAGAGTGCTACAACTAGTGCGTTTGCTCGTACAACTGAAGGCACCTTCGAAGCTCCAACTAACACTAAGATGGTTGGTACTTTGAACAACGCTATGAAAGTTTATGTTAACACATACGCTTCAGACGCATCACCAGTTCTTATTGGTTACAAGGGTACAAGCGAGTCGGATGCTGCGGCGTTCTATTGCCCATATATCCCGCTAATGAGCTCAGGCGTTGTGTTGGATCCAAGCACTTTCGAACCTGTTGTTAGCTTTATGACACGCTACGGCTATGTCGAGCTAAGCAATACCGCAAGTTCATTAGGCAACGCAGCAGACTACCTAGGCAAGGTAGCTATTAGTAACGGCAACGTTAGCTTTAGCTAATCTTCCTTAGAGATAGAGAAACTAAAATAGGTCCTAC